ACGTCGGCAATGTCGTTATGCTAAAAGCTGACTGGAATGACGCGTTGATTAGTGAGATGCGTATGTTTCCCAATGGCACATTTGATGATCAAGTGGATGCGCTGTCTAGGGCATTTTCAATGCTGATTACTAACGAGCCGTCTCAAATCTTTATACCTGATGTCGGCAAGCCTATTAACCCCTTGCAAGCTAGACTTTTAAAAGAAATGCCTGGGCTGCCAAGTGCTGTAGTTGATGCCATACAAATTCCTAGCGGTATGTTCTGTGGTAACTGCTCGGCTTATGTGGCTGGTCAATGTGCCGATAGAGGCTTTTTAGTTGGTGAGCGTGATGTGGGTTGCGACTCTTTTATTAATAGGTAGTAAAATCAAAGCATTTTCACTAGCGCCGCGACAATTCCAATGGAAAAAGCCATTAAAGCGCCCATTTTAATAATAAGCCTGCTTTCTTGCTCTCGTAGCTCATGACGTAATTCACCAATATCACCACGAATAGCTTGAATATCACTACGTAGGGTTTGGATATCGGCCTTGCCAACGGATTGCCCTTCCATAAGAACGGATAAAGATTCTTTTTGCGCTTCCGTAAATGCAACAGCTTGTTCATGCGATATTCCTGCACGCTCTAGGTGCTGAGTAAACTTTAATGTATCGAAAGTAATTGTAGTCATGTCTTGCCTCATGTAAATCAGATTATAGGCGTTATTATAGGTCGTGACACTACGATTATCAGAATAATTAACTTTTCTGGTAATCGTAATGTCAGATAACGCGCAATCCATCGCATTCAATGAAAATGCACCGCAAGACGAACGCAATGATGCGCTTGCTGAGTTACAAAAATCCCATGCCACCACGTCATTAAGCGATCTTATTCCTTCAGAGGCTGTTCAGGAAGTTATTAGCAAGATCCACGCTGATTACCAAGATGAAGCGCTTCGTAAGTCGATGAACCCGAACATCGTACCGTTTCCTAGCAAGTATGCGAAAGAGCATAAGCGCGGGATGCAGTCGATACAGCTCGACGATTGGCAGCTGTCAGTGCAAGGCGATTTCTGGGAGCGCCCCAGTGCGCTAGGCTTTGACTCTTTGCGCATGATGGTAGAGCAAACGCCGATATTAAATGCTATTGTCATGACCAGAGTCAGGCAGGTACAGCGCTTTGCCCGAGTTGCAGAGAGCAATAAGGATGCGCCAGGCTTTGAAATTAAGCACATCGACAAGTCACATCAACTTAATAATGCTGAGCAAGAATCTATTCATCAGTTAAATAGATTTATAGGTAACTGTGGCTGGGAATTTTCACCGCGTAGGCGCAAAGCTTTGCGTAGAGATTCATTCGCACAGTTCTTGGGTAAAGTCACACGCGACACGTTGACAATGGATAGTGTCGGTATAGAAACGGAATGGAAGCGTGACAAGGCGCTAGGCATGGACGGCTTTTACGCCGTTGATGGCGGCTCGGTGCGCTTATGTACCGAACAAGGCTATCACGGTGATGATGAAATATTTGCGCTTCAGGTGGTGCAGGGACGAGTCAGTGCCGCTTATACTTTTGATGATCTAATCTACGAACCACGCAATCCACGTTCTGATGTTGCTGTCTGTGGCTATGGGCTGCCTGAAACAGAATTACTGGTACGTGTAGTGACTGGCTATCTCAATGCGCTAACCTACAACATTAAAGGTTTTGATAACAACGCTATCCCAAAGGGCATGTTGCATCTATCGGGAAACTACACCAATCAAGATTTGGACGCCTTTAAGCGTTATTGGAACTCAATGGTTAAAGGTATCAATAATCAGTGGTCACTGCCGGTCATGGTATCTAAAGACCAAGAGTCAAAAGCTAGCTTCGAGAAGTTCGGGGTAGATTATGACGAGATGTATTTCAGTAAATGGATGACCTTCTTAACCTCTATTGCCTGTGCCATTTACGGCATGTCACCTGCTGAGATTAATTTTGATTCGTTTACGGCTGGCAGCTCCTCGCCCATGGCTGGATCAGATACGGCTGAGAAGTTGGCAGCCTCAAAAGATAGCGGCTTACGGCCAGTGCTGTCTTATTTTGAAAACCTAATTACTGATTACATCGTTTCAGACTTTTCTGACAAGTATGTTTTCCGCTGGACCGGACTTGATCCACAAAGCGCTGATGAAAAGTTCGAGCTGCGTAAAATGCTCTTGACGGTGAATGAAGCAAGAGCTGAAGAAGGTTATGAAGCGATCGATGGGCCGTTGGGTGATGCACCATTGAATCCTCAACTCATTACGCCGTGGATGCAATTAACCCAGCAGCAACAGCCTGAGCAGCCAGATTTCGGTCAGCCTAGCCAAGGCGCTGAGCAAGCCGGTCAAGGCGAAAAGAAAAGCGATACGGTTGAGACAAAGCTAGATAGCGATACGGTAGAGCCTGCTCAAGATGAGCAAGGTGCTGAGCCAGCGCAGCCCGCTCAAGCTGCTGAACCTGCGCCGGGCAGTGACAGCATGAATAAGTCATTTAATGGACATAAGGGCAGGCCAGGTCATCAAGGTGGAAGTCAGGCCAAGTCATCAGCTGATGTTGAGGATGATTATTCAGCTCATTTACCCGATTCTTCAAAAATCAATACATTGGAAGAGGCCGATAAATACTTCAAAGACAATATTGAAGGGAATTGGGCGATCACTATTAAAAGGAAGGCTGGTTTTTTTGATGTAAATGTAAACTTTAAGCAAAATCAAGAGCACGCTTACACAAGAAAAAATCAAAGCACCGGCAAAAGAGATTTTGAGGTTAAAAGAGCCTCTAGGATGCAATATATAGTGGATTGTATTGCTAAGCCAGATACGATTTTAGGAAATGGAAGCAGAGATTTATTTTTAGAAAAGAATATTAATGGTATTAATTATGCGGTTGTTCTTGATTGGTTTGGTTCTAAAAAAGAATATCGTTTTAGGTCAGCTCATTGTTGGAGCAAAGAGGAGCTTGCTGTTAAGCGTAAGGATTATGATTTGCCAGCACCAAAAGGGAAAAAGTCCACTAATAACAAAGCCCCTGAAAAACTGAGCAAGTCTTTAGGGGCTTTAATCAAAGTCACTGAAGAGCTTGATAAGTCTTCAGTGTCTGCGTCCGCACGGTTTTTAGACCTTACGGCCCCACCCTTACCAATTTACCAAGCATCGCGCGAGCACCTGTCAGACAGGCTCAGTTGGGGACTTGACAGTGATGGATTCCCCCACGAACATGATTTTAATTGTATGGCTGATTTTGTCAAGTCTTTAGGTGGATGGAATGAATTTAACCCTAAAACAGAGGCGCTTGATTTTGGAACGCCCGTACAAGTTATTTACACAATTGAATGATAATGAAAAAAACTAATCTACAGCAAAAACGCCCAGTACAGAACCGTAATGTCATCGATGGTGATGTGCTTTATTTTAAGCACCCAGAGCAGGGCGCTTCCTCAGGTAAGGTTCATGCTGTCGGTCAGCATGGTGTAACAGTCGCGCATGAAAACGGCGAGGATGGCTATTATCGGATACCTTGGGCGGATGTTTTAGGCCATAAGGAGCGACGAGCCAGAAAGCTAGTGCTAGTTGAGCGCGGCGAGGATGGCGCTATTGCTCAGGATGAAGAGGGTAATCATGTTTATGTCGAGGGCGAGATTCCAGAAGAAGGTGGTAAGCCGCTTAATAAGGCCATGCCTGTAATGGATAAACCTATATTTACGCTACGCGATCAGTCAGCCATCGATGCTGCGTTAATAGCCGCTGGTTTTGTGCCATCCATTGAGTATATTCGAAAATCCTATGGTGATCATTGGAGCGAGCCGCAAGTAAGCGCTGAGACGATTACAACAGACCTAGAGCCTTTAATTAAAGCCATTGCCGAAGTCAAGGCGCATGGCGACTCTTGCTTATCAACTTTGCGCTCAGAAGTTGCTTTAAAACTTGCGCCAAGGATAGAGAATGGCGCTGCTGGTTGATATATCAAATATTCCTGAATGTGCCTGTGATGGTGCTTTAGAGCATCTACACAAGGCCCTTAATGATGAAGATGGTCTAGCGCATGACATTTGGGCGGAGCATGAGAGTCCGTTTATTCGCGCATTGATCGAGGCATTTACTAAGCGAGGCTTGTTTAAGATAGCCAGGGTTCAAGATGAGCTTAAAAAGTGGCTAGCAGGCGATTATTACGTTCCGGCTGTAAAGTACACGCCAGTTCCTGCCGGATATATGGGGCGTTGGACACAGGCAGAGCTTGATTTGGTTAATGTCTATCTGCAAAACATACCGCCAGATTCAATGACCTTAGATGATTGGTCAATGCTGATTGATTACACAGTGCAGCGCTACTTACCCGTCGATCAGCTTAACGAAGAAGCTGAATGGCTAGCGGTTAAGTCGGGAATGATGGGCAAGGTGCAGGCACACATGGGTGATATTGATATTGCTACAGCGGCAACCATTGTTGAGGCATTGCCAGCAACAGCAGTTGAAGCGGCAATGATGTTTAATCTATCGCCATCTGCTGAAGCCATCATGGAGTATGGCAAGCTTTATGGCTGTGAAAATGTCCAGGCAGTCACAGAATCCTTTCGCTACAAGCTTAAGAAGGTCATTTTAAATCATGAGTCAGCCAAACTACTAGGTGACGAATCATCGAGCCCACAAAGCTTAGAACAAGATCTATTTGATGCGTTTAGTTCTGCCAATAAAGACTGGCGCAGGATAGCGCTAACAGAAGCTGGTGAAATGGCCAATCAAGGCGTTATCGCCTCATTGCCTGCTGGATCTAAAGTTAGGCGTATGGAAATGTACAGGGGCGCTTGTCCATTTTGTAAAAAGATCGATGGGCGTATTTTTACCGTTGTCGACCCATCTTCTGAAAACAAAGATGGTGTTACGGATGTCTGGGTGGGCAAAACAAATATAGGCCGGTCATCGTCGCCACGAAAGCGTAGTGGGGATGAGTTGGTCGAGCGACTGCCCTCTGAATTATGGTGGGTAGCTGCTGGGGTAATGCATCCACATTGTAGGGGCCAGTGGGTGACTATGGATACTTCAGCACTTGGTGATGATCCTGAGTTCGCTAGCTTCTTATCTAATTTATTTGCTCATCAAGAGGGACTTTAATTAGGTCGTGACAATATAATATTTTTATTCCTTGATAGCTCAGCGGTAGAGCAGACGACTGTTAATCGTCCGGTCGGTGGTTCGAGCCCATCTCAGGGAGCCAGAAAACGGCAAGGCTGGAAGTCGGTAATGACCATGCGGATTCATGGACAAAGACAGCGTAATTTATAGGGGAATTAGCTCATTTGGTAGAGCGCCTCCCTTGCACGGAGGAGGTGACCAGTTCGATTCTGGTATTCTCCACCACTATTTAAGCTGGTGTAGCTCAGTTGGTAGAGCAGTTGATTTGTAATCAACCGGTCAGGAGTTCGAATCCCCTCACTAGCTCCATTTTTGGGCATTAGCCAAGCGGCAAGGCAACTGGTTTTTATCCAGTCATCGTCAAATTAAAGCAATTTCACCAGCACAGCGACTATACCAATACCAATAGCAAAGGCAATTAGTGCGCCCATTTTTATAACTAATCTATTCTCAAGGTCGGTTAGGTCATGCTTAGTCGCAAGCTCATAATGAGATTCGACAATAACACGCACGAAAGCATCCGCTTGTTCTTGCGATACGCCCACTTGTTTTAGTTTAATAACCGCTTCTTGTGTATCAAAGGTAATTGTTGTCATTTTTGTAGCTCCTGTAAGTTGCTAAAGAAAGATAGGCTTTAGTTGTGGTTTTGTCAATATTGCTAGGGCGCTTTAGGTCGTGACACCAGAATTTAACAAATAACTTAAATTCAAGGTGGCGTTATGACTGACAAGAAAGATCCCAAAGACGATAAGCAAGCAGGCGAGCATCCCTTTGTAGCCGGTAAAGCTGAGTGCAAAGATAGTCCTGAAAAATCCTCCTCATTGAAGTTTGCGGGCCGCGAGTACCACGCCTCCGGCAAGTCTGGTAAATCGATCCATGACGATACGCCAGTGCGTGAGTTTGAGCATGAAAGCGGCCATAAGGTCTGGATGGATGATGCTGCGCGTGTTCATGCTAACAATGAAGATGAAGTCGATAGTCTACGCCAAGAATCTAGCAAGTATTCATCAGGCGACAAAGAAACGGTTAAAGAAGATGCTGAAACGGCTAAGGGCGAAACTGAAGATACAAAAAAGACCGATAGCCAAGCTGATGAAAAGCGCTCAGGTAAAGACATTCCAGAGAAAATGACAAAGGCTTTATTCTTTATGCCTGCTGATCAATCAGAATCGTTTTTAAATCTGATAGGTTGAGTTTATGGCGGCCCTGATACTTTTCTTTAAATCCCATGTCAAAGGCTATACGCGCAAGGATGGCGTATTTGTCAAAGATCATGAAAACAATCGGCATAAAAAGATACAAGTTGATAGCCCAAGAGTTACTAGCAGTCTTGAGCCTGAGAATAAGCCAAGACTAGCACCTAACGGTAAGCCCTCTAACCTTAATGCTATGCAACATGCGCAGGTTAGAACTCCTGAGTTTAAGGAGTGGTTTGGTGATTGGGAGACCGTTGCAAATCTAAGCTGGCTAGATCATGGAGCGCCTGTTGCAAGTATGAGCGGAAATGAAGTGCCGGCCCTTAATGGAATGGCTAATCTTGCTGACTGGATAGCTAAAAACTGGATAGATAGAAAAGAGTCTATCATTGAGCGCAGTGATTTAGGAAAGATAAATATTGATAGAAAATCAGTAAAAGATTCAGCTGCTCATGGACTAAGTAAAGCTAAGGTGCAGGCTTATTACCTTGTTCCTGATGTATTAAAAAGTGGTGTTTTATTAGGAGAAATGCCTCCACAAAATAATAAGCCAAGGGCAAGTGTTATTGCAGCTCCCGTGGTAATAGGCAATGTTCAATACAAAATGTATATTGAGGTTAGGCATGATGAAAACATGCAGCGTATGTATGTGCATGAGGCGGTATTACGTGAGGATGACTCCACGGAGGCGTTCAAAACCTCTGCCGCAACTCATAAAGAGGCCAAGCCACAAGGCGCTCCCCGTGGAGCTTTGTTCAGTTTCATACAAAACCTAAGAGATGTCAAGTCTTCTAAAGTCGTCGATGAAAACGGCGAGCCCTTGGTGGTTTATCACGGGACACCTGATGGAAGATTTACTGAATTTAGAGAAGATAAGCAAGCGTCTAATACTAAATTTGATGATAGTTCAGGATTCTTTTTCACACCTGATAAGAAATATGCCGAGTCTTATGCTGATTGGGAGGATGAGGATAGTTATATTGAGCGCCTATTATCTGGAAATGATGCGCCAAATAATGCGAACAAAGACATCAAGCCCGTTTATTTAAGGATTATTAATCCTATTGATGCAAATACTGGACATAAAGGCTCTAAAGAAATATTTAACGCTGCTAAAGAAAATGGGAATGATGGAGTTTTTTCTAATCAAACAGCAAATAAGATGAATGAAATAGTCGCTTTTAACCCCAGCCAAATCAAATCAGCCACAAGCAACAACGGTGGCTTTAGCAAAGAATCTAATGATATTCACAAAGCCCTATTTTTTGGGAATACGGCTGAGATTCTTGAGCTGATGAAAAGACTATGAGAGTCACATCGGACATACTAGCCAAAGCTGGCTTTATCTGGCGTGAAGTACCCTTTACTCGTGAGTCATGGGATGGAGAGTTCCCAGACAATATGGTTAAGTCGTTCATGGGTGAGTCACTAGAGATACTTCCAGAAACGCTGGATTATCCTGATCATGGGCCATCACTCATAGGCGTTATACGGCCAACGATAGAAGCGCCTAGCTTTATTGACAGGCAAGATGACCAGGTATTATTTTATCGTGC